GCCGTGTGGATCTTCAATCACCTCACCGCCAGCGAAGCGGCGAAGGCGGCGCCGGTACTGTTCCTCAATCCCTGGGCGAACCTGGACGTACCCTCGGAAATCTTGCAGTTCGCCCACGGCCGTGTCGAGGACGAGTATCTCGTTTACCACGACGGCACGCGGATACCTGCCCTTTTCGGCGTGCAAGAAGGGTGGCCGGAGAGCTAAAAATGAACTCCGGTACCCGCGCAAATTAAGGGGTTACCGCGGACAAGAGAAGGCGGAGTTTTGAGCGCCGACCGCGCGTAAGTTCGCGCCAGCGCATAGAATTTCTACTCACTGAATTTCGGATTGAAAATCCTGTGTCGGTTCGATTCCCTCCCCGGCCACCATATATAGCAACGGTTTCAAATGATTCGCGAAACCGGTTCTGCTCAAAACTCCAACTTCGCTAAAAATCTGAAGTCGGAAGCGTGGTCAACGATGCGATTGAGTAGCTCGTGTGCGCAGGAAGAAGGGCCCATCACCCCGAGAGCTGTTGGAAGTTATTCCAGCGCAAGAATCAGAAAATCCCTACCCAACACCGGGCAGTTTTCTGACAATGCAAACACCCTAAATATGACATCGTGCCCCCCCCCCGGCAGCCCGCCTATGCGCCGACACGGACGCCGCTCAGCAACGGAAGTAGGTTGGTCCCTTGAGCAAGGACGTTAGCTGGGCCGGGGGGACCCTGTTGGCTTGTGTCATACCCAGCCTGCTCTTCGAACAGCCTCTTTCGAACAGCCTCTAAAGGTTTCCGCTCCCGGTCGAATGGCTATCGCGCGCCAACTCCGCCAGCGCTCACGCTTGCATTATCGCCACAATCAACTTGATCACTGATGGCCTGTCAGTGAGCGGCTTCCGCGTGCAGCTGTACGCCCAACGCCCGGGTGACCTTCAAAATGGTGGCGAAATCGGGGCTGCGCTCACCGGAGAGCGCCTTGTACAGACTCTCACGGGACATTCCAGCATCACGCGCCACTTGGCTCATACCTTGCGCGCGCGCAATGTCGCCAAGCGCTTTCGCGATGAAGGCCGCATCACCATCACTTTCATCCAGGCAGGCATCCAGGTACAGCGCCATCTCTTCGGGAGTGCGCAGGTGCTCGGCGACGTCGTAGGTCGTGGTTTCAGTCTTCTTCATCAGTTGCCTCAGAGATTTTTTGCTAGCGTCAACGCTTGGCGGATGTCTTTGTCTTGTGATTGCTTGTCACCACCCACCAACAAGATCACCAACACACCGCCTCGTTGCGTGTAGTAGACCCGGTATCCGGGGCCGACATCGATCTTCATCTCGCATACGCCACCTGTCAGTACACGGTGCTGGCCGGGATTGCCGCCTGCCAGGCGCTGGATCCGTGCCTGGATCCGAGCACGGCCCGCCAAGTCTTTCAGACCATCGAGCCACTCCTTGAATGAGCGTGTTGCTTCGACCTGCATGCGCAAAGTGTAGTCGGTAGGCTACAAGCACGCAACACAACGACAGGCCACCCATCGAGTCCAAGGCGGCTCATCGTAAGTTATTGATTTCAAATGAACCTGGCCGAATTGCCGGAAAAATCAGGAAGGCCATCGGAAAAAGGTAATCTTGGTAACCAGCACCCAAGAAAGCCGTTTTTCCCTTTATATTCTGATAGTTACGTGAGACCCAAAAGGGTAACCAATAAGGTAATTTAAGGGTAACTAGTTACTTCTTTCTATGGGTAACCTGCCTGTTCAGCTGAGCCCAATGAAATCAGTCGCTTACGTCATGGTTACCGTTCGGGTTACCTCAAATTACCATCGAAAGGTAATTTCATATTTCTTTATATATCAGCTACTTACTGCAACAAAAGCGCCATTATGCTGTGGTTACCTTTTCCCGATGGCCAACCTGAAACGACAGCGCCCGAGACTGAGCGCTCATACCAGCACACTGCAGGGCACCCTCCACGCGCGTCATTCCGCGTCACTTCCTCGACCCAGCCGAGCGGTGCGCCTGCCGCACGGGGCGGGCCCTTCGAGCCGGGCTTACGTTTGAGTCGAAAGGCACCTAGAAGGCGGTAAGGCGTGGCGGGGTCAAGACGGCGCGCGCCGGGGTGCAGCCGGAATCCCTGGGCCTCCCGCTGAGCGCGAGCAAAAAGAAGGCCGCCAAGAGGCGGCCGCAGGAAGGTAGATGGTGTTGGCGACTATGCTGCGGCGGGCACCAGGCTGTACGGCGTGAACCGCATGACTTCCTCGCCAATCCAATCGTTTAGTTCACGGAAGCGGTTCTGCAAGGGTTCCAGCTCATTGCGAACGAACACCTCGGCCGCGGGCCCGACGGCGCCGAAGCCGCCGGTGTTCTTGGGGATGATGCCCAGCAGCTGCGGCGGCACCCGATGTGCGGCCAGCACATCGTCGCGGCTGGCGTCCTTGATGCCGAGGAAGTCATCCTTGGCCGCCACTTCGCTGATCGGGATCACCTGCACGCCGTCTTTCTTGCCGTTCGGCGCATACAAGAAGAGATTGCGGAAATTACCCGGCCCCTTACTGTCGCGCAGTGCCTGGCGGATCGAGTCGATGTCTTGTTGATTTTGCGAAGCATCGCTGACGTAGAGGATGTAGCCGGCATGGCTGCCATTGAGGTAGTACTTGCGACGAAACAAGGTGGCCGACTCATTGAGGAACGCGGCCTGCAGTGCGCTTAAGTATTCGGGCAACCCATAGATCTCCTGGTGAATATCCGGCTCGCGCAGATGGAAGACGGCGTCACGCTTGAATTCGTGGGGCGTCAGCATGGTGGGCTGAAAGAAGTACCGCCCCACCTCAACGCCACGGCGGACGTACTTGGCCAACGCATGCGTCAATCGCAGCGGTGTTCGGCCGATGCTGTCGCGCCGCTCCAAGTAAGCGTTGCCGAAAACCAGGAAGTCCAGCGCGAAACTGGCGAAGTCGGCACGCGCCAACAGCCGATGTGGAATGTACGTCGAGGCCAGCACATTGCGCTTGACGTAGATCGCCGAGGAATGGTGCGGGCTACTGCGAAAGGCACGCGCCAAACCATGGAACGAGATGGGCGGCTCGTACCAGCGATCGAGCCGATAGCACTCGATGTATTCGAGCAGCTCGCGCCTATCCAGAACCGGTACCGGGTCGCCAAAGCTGAAGGCTTCGATTGCTGCGTTAGCGATGGTGGGGGGAACGTCAGTTGTCATCAATAGATCTCCAAAAAACCACTATTAGGTCCACCTCCGCCCTGCAGCGGTTCGTGGTCGAGGGCATGCATCACCGCCCAGGCCAGATCGGCGTGGCCAATGTCATCGCTGCGGCCGGCGTCAAAGGTGGATTGGCGGCCACTGGCGGTCATCGCTTTGCGAATCGCCATGAAGGCTTGCGCCAGGTCAGTCCAGCCGGCGTCGAATTCGAGGCGTCCACTGGTGATGACATCCTTGGCTTTCAACACCAGCCGGTTCTTCACTTCCAGCGAGTAGGTGATGTTGGTGGCGGAGGGGAAAAACTGCTTCACCAACTGATACACCCCTGCGCCGACCCCACTGGCATCGATGCCGATATAGGTCACGTTGAACTGCTGGGTCAGCTTGCGGATCTGTTCGGCCTGGCCGGCAAAGTCCATGCCGCGGAACTGGTATTTCTGCAGTACTCGGAATTTGCCGCCGGGCACAAGCGGTGGCGCGACTACCACGCAACCGGCGCTGTCGCCGGTGAGCGCGGGGTCGTAGCCAATCCACACTTCGCGGCTTCCGTAGGGACGCATCGCGAACGGCTTGACGTCGGCCCACAGCTCCCAGCTATCGACCATGCAACGCTGCATCTCCGCCAACGGAAACACCGACTCGGCATCGTCGATGAATTCGCACATCAGCAGGTTCGCCCACTCCTCGGCGCTGTACTCCAGACGCAGTTGGTCCAAGTCAAACAGATCGCACCCTTCGCGCACCGCATCTTCGACGGTGACGATATGCCGCCATTGTCCGTCGGCGCCGCGTGCGCCATGAACTAGGGTGGCGTGACTGAGATCAATCGATACCTTGTCTTCCTTACGTCGGCCGCGGTTATAGCGGGCGCCGGACCAGAAGGGATAGGCGTCGTGGGTGATGCTCGACGGTGTCGAGAAGTAGGTTTGCCGCCACTTCTTGTGGATCGCCATACCGCTGGCGACCTTACGCAGCACCTCGAACTGGTAGACCCAGAAATATTCGTCGAAGTACAAGTTGCCGTGGTACGACTGCGCCGTGCGCGCATTGGTCCCCAGAAAATACAGGGTCGCGCCGTTCGGCAGGATGATCGGATCGCCCTTCAGATCGACCTCCACCTCCTGCGCAAACTGTACGATGTACTGCTTGAACACATGGGCCTGCGCCTTGCTGGCCGACAGGAATATCTGATTGCGCCCTGTCTCCAGCGCATCGACCAACGCTTCACGAGCAAAGTAGAAAGTCGCGCCAATTTGGCGCGACTTCAGGACGTTGCGGATGCGCTGAGTCAGCGCGTTCTGGCGCCAGCGCCGTTGATAGCCGAAGAGCGATTCATCGAATCGTTCGATCAGCAGCGATTGCTGTTCCTCGCTGAAAGCATTGCGTGCCGGTTTCCGTTTCGGTCCTGCATTGCGCTTATCGATGTTTGGGTTCAGGTCGCCTTCGTGGCCACCGGGTTGCTCATAGCGGCGCACGCGCGCATAGCGCTCCATCTGCCGGCCGAGTAAGTCGATTTCCTTGTAGTCGGCGCCGGTCTTAGGCTCTTTGCCGATCAACTGCACCAGTCGCGCTTCGGTGCTGCTCTCTACGCGTTCCACGGCGCTGTAGCTATCCCAGCGATCTCGGCTTTTCCAACTTTCCACTGTCGTGCGTGGTAAATCGAAGTGCGCCGCGATATCCGTAATCCGCCAGCCCTGCCAGTACAGGCTGCGCGCCGCACGGCGCTGATCGATTTCCGGGGCGGGGATGAACATCGCCGAAGCCTAAGCCGGCGAAGGGTAGTTGCCTCGCGGCTAAAGCTGAGAAACCGGCCTTCTAAACCTGCCTGCGTTGCGCCTATGCATCCCGATCGAACAGCATCGCCACGACCCCACCGTGCCCAATCAGCAGGATTCGCTCATGGCTACCAAGTCCAAGTTCTACCGCGTCGCCATCGAGGGCGCGACCACAGACGGTCGCAAGATCGAACGGCGCTGGCTGACCGAGATCGCCAAAAACTACAACCCGGAAAAATACGGGGCGCGCATCTTCATCGAACATATCCGCGGTATCAATCCCGACTACGGTTTCCGCTGCCTGGGCGATGTCGTGGCGGTCAAAGCCGAGAACGTCGAGATCGATGGCGAAACCAAGTTGGCATTGTTCGCACAGATCGCGCCGACGCCAGAATTCATTGCCTTCACCAAAGCCAAGCAGAAGATCTACACCTCCATCGAGGTCAATCCAGATTTTGCTGACAGCGGCGAAGCCTATCTGGTCGGCCTGGGCGCGACCGACAGCCCCGCCAGCCTGGGCACCGAAGTGTTGGAATTCGCGGCTCAACACCCGGAAGCCAATCCGTTCACCACGCGCAAGCAGCACCCCAGCAACTTGTTTTCAGCCGCCGTGCCGTGCGAGATCGAGCTGGAAGAAGAGGAAGGCCCCTCACTGTTTGCCCGCATCCGCACCCTGCTGGGCGTGAAGTCGGCCAGCGATGACCATCAGTTCGCGGATGTCCGCCAGGCGATCGAAGCGGTGGCGCAGGTCGCCGCCGACACGCAGCGCGACGCAGCCGACTTACGGGGGCACTACACCCGCCTGGACCAAACGCTGGAAGCGCAGCAAATCGCCCTCGCCTCGCTGTCGCAGCGCATCGATCACACCGGCGCCTCGGACCCTCTGCGTCCGCCGGCGACCGGCGGCAACGGCGCGGTTGCCACTGACTGCTGATTCCCACCGATTCTGCCGCCCTCACCGTTACCGCCGTCTCCGGAGCCGCCATGCGCACCCAAACCCGTCAGCAGTTCGATGCTTATGCTCAGCAAGTCGCCACCCTCAACGGCATCAATAATGTCGCCACAAAATTCGCGGTTGAACCCAGCGTGCAGCAGACGTTGGAAACCCGCATGCAGGAAAGCTCGGCCTTTCTGAGCCAGATCAACATTGTGGGCCGCACCGAACAGCAGGGCGAGAAGATCGGCCTGGGCGTCGGTGGACCCATTGCCAGCACCACCGATACGGTCACCAAGGACCGCGAAACGATCGATCCGGTCGATCTGGATAACCAGACGTACTTCTGCACCCAGACCAATAGCGACACCCACTTGCGCTACGCACGTCTGGACGCCTGGGCGAAATTCCCCGACTTCCAAACCCGTATCCGAGACAGCATTCTGCGCCGGCAGGCACTGGACAGGATCATGATCGGCTTCAACGGCACCAGCCGGGCGGCCACTTCTGATCGCGACGTCAATCCGCTGCTGCAGGACGTCAACAAAGGTTGGTTGCAAAAGTATCGCGAGAACGCGACGGCACGCGTGCTGGCCACGGGCAAGGACGGCGGCAATATCTTGATCGGTGCCGACGCCAGCGCCGACTACGCCAACCTCGACGCCTTGGTGTTCGACGCGGTCAATGCACTGATCGAACCCTGGCACCAGGACGATACCGCCTTGGTCGCCATCCTGGGGCGTGACCTGCTGCACGACAAGTATTTTCCGCTGATCAATCAGACCCAGCCGCCGACCGAGCAACTGGCCGCCGACATCGTGATCAGTCAGAAACGCGTCGGCGGCCTGGGCGCGGTGCGTGTGCCGTTCGTGCCACCCGCCACTATCTTGATCACACGCTTGGACAATCTGTCCGTGTACTGGCAGGAGGGAGCCCGCCGCCGGATGATCATCGACAATCCCAAGCGCGATCGCATCGAAAACTACGAGTCGTCCAATGATGCGTACGAGATCGAGGATTTCGGCGCCGGCTGCTTGATCGAGAACATCGAACTGGTGCCGGCGTGAGTCTGGCGCGCCGCCACTATCAACAGGTGACCGCTGCGCAGGCGGCGGCCGCCACCGACCCGGGCGAGCCGATCAATGCCAGCGCCTACGAGCTGATGCTGGTCAAACTCGCCGAAGACCAGCGCAAGCTGCGTAGTCAGCAGTCAATCGAGCGTCGCATCGAGATCAAGCGCGTCCTGCTGCCCGAATACGAACCGTGGGTGGCCGGCGTGCTCTCCACAGGGCGCGGCGGACAGGATGCCGTGTTGATGACGATCATGGTCTGGCGTATCGACGTTGGTGACTACGCCGGAGCCTTGGCGATTGCCGAATATGCGCTGGCGCACAACCTGGCGATGCCAGACCAGTACAAGCGTGCACCGGCCACCGCCATCGCTGAGGAAATTGCTGATCGCGCTCTGGCGCCCAGCGATGCTCCCGTTGAGCTGGGCGTGTTGCAGCGTGTCGAACAACTGACCAGCGAACACGACATGCCCGATGAAGTGCGCGCCAAACTGCACAAGGCCATCGGCAACGCGTTGGCCACCGTCGCCGGTACGGTGCCCTTCGATGCTCCGCGCCATGCCAAAGCCGCACAGGCATTGGCGTACTACCGTCGCGCTCTGCAGTTACATGATCGCGTTGGGGTGAAAAAAGACATGGAGCGCATCGTGCGCGAGTTGAAGAAATGTCCTGCTCCCAAGGCCGTGGAGCCGGGTGCGTCGGCAGATGTCGCCCACGCCCCGGCCCCGGCAATCGACACCGACGAAGCTGAAGCTGCACCCGGCAACGCCGCGGCGGACACAACCGCCGCGGCTGCGCCGATCGCACTCACATCGTCGTAAACGAGTCGCCCCCCGGCGCCGCGGCGGCGGGACGGCGCGCGGCATCACCGATCGCCAAACGTCGTCCCCCACCGCCGCATTTCTGGAGTCCTGTGAACGCGTTTGTTGCTGCCGCCCCCGCTGCTACGTTGCCCAGCGATCCCAGTGATCGGGTCGGCAATGATGGATGGTTTCCCGATCTGTCGCTGTCGGCTTTTCGCCAGATCGTGCGCTTGGACGGCACTGTGACCGATCCGCGCCTGCGCGAAGCACTGGTGGCGGCGATGCTGGAAACCAATCAGATCCTGGCGGCATATCAGCGCGAGCAACACACCGCCGGACATGGCGATCTGGCAGCGGTGCCGTCCACCACCATCGACGGGGCCTCACGCTTGGTCCAGTTGTACCGTCGCGCCGTGCAGTGCGCGGCCAAGGCAGATCTGATCGAACGCTATCGCGATCTAGACAGCACCGATGCGGGCCTGCGTCGCGCAATCGAGATGGATGCGGCCGTCGACGAACAGCGGCGCAATGCGCGCTGGGCCGTCAGCGAACTGCTGGGCCAACCGCACAACACGGTGGAGCTGATCTGATGCGGGTGCATGCACGCCAAGGCGACACCGTCGATCTCCTGTGCTGGCGTTACCTCGGTCGTACTACCGGCGTGGTCGAGCAGGTGCTGGCTCGCAACCGCGAGCTAGCGGCGCAGGGGCCTGTGCTGGCCCATGGCACTCAGGTCGAACTACCGGACCCCACCCCCACCGCAAGCGCCACACGAGCGCTGCTCCAACTTTGGGATTGATATGCCTGCTGCGACCACCACCAGCTTGACCACGTCCTCGCTGCTGGCCAGCGCCACCACCGGCGCTGGCCTGGCGATCGGGAACGTTCTATTCGACGCCATCGGCATTCCGCCGACGGTGCTGACCATGGCCGCCATCGGCGCGATTACTGGGCTTCTGTTCCAGCGCCCGGCGGGCAGTCGGTGGCGAGTGTTCGGGCTGGCCTATGTCTACACCGTTATCTCGGCGGCCGGCGTGATGCTGATCCAGCAGTTGCCGGTGTTGGCGTGGATCGGATCGGTCGCTCCCGTTGCGGCGCTGCTGCTGGCGTTCTTTGCCCAGCAATTGCTGCCCATCTTCCGCGATGGCTTGGTGTCCCTCGTCAAAAACCGCTTCGGAGGTTCCGCGTGATCACGTTGATTTACTGGCTGGCCGCATTGGCCGCTTCGCTGACCAGCTTGGCCATGCTTAGTGATATGCAACCGTTGCAATCGGTCTGGGCGCAAGCGCGACCACTCGAACGGCTCCGTCATCTGCTGCGCGGGTTGACGCTGGTGGTAATCGCGGCCAGTAGCAGCGTCTGTGTGCTGCTGCCGTTTACGGTCGGCCAACACGCCACGCCGTATGAAGTGATGCTGCGCGTAGGGCTAGTCCTGCACTTTGCCATCCAGTCGCCGTGTCCCTGGTGGTCCTACGTGCTGCGTGGTCGTTTGCTGAAGGAGCCTGGCGATGTTCAATGAATCCCAGTTGGCCGCGGCCTTGTCCTGTTCGCCGGTGCGCGCTGCGACGTGGTGCCTGCCGCTGCGCCAGGCCATGCAACGTTTCGGCACTACCACGCCACGCCGAGCCGCGCATTTCCTGGCGCAGATTGGTCACGAAAGTGTGGGCTTGTCCCGCACCGAAGAAGACCTTCACTACTCCCCATCACGGCTCATCCAAGTATTCGGTCATCGCATTCCGTCCGACCAAGCCAGCCGTTACGCCGGCAACCCGCAAGCGTTGGCTAATCGCGTGTACGCCAACCGCAACGGTAACAGCGACGAAGCCAGCGGCGATGGCTGGCGTTATCGTGGGCGTGGCCCGATCCAACTGACTGGCCGTACCAACTACGTCCGCGTCGGCACCCAGCTACAACTGCCGCTGGAAGATCGACCCGATATGGTTCTGCTGCCCGGGATCGGGGCTTTGGTCGCCGCCGCTTGGTGGCAGGAAAATGGTTTGAACTCGCTGGCCGACCAAGACGACGTACTGGCCGTCAGTCGTCGCGTCAACTTGGGTACGGTGCATACCCAGCGTACACCCAACGGATTAGCTGATCGCATTGCACGCACCAAGCGCGTCAAAGCCGCGTTGGCGGACGCCGCATGACTACCCGTTTATTGCTGATCGTGCTGTTGATCATGGCCGCGGCGGGATATGTCGCCGTGCAACACGACCGCTTGCAAGGTGCTGAGCAGCGAGCGGAGGACGCGAATAAGCTAGCCACCCAACTGCGTGCCGACTTGGATACAGCGGCCACCACCGAGCGCGTAGTGACCGAATTTGTCGACCGTGTGCAAATCGTCCGTGAGCGCGGCGCCACCCTCATCAAAGAGATTCCCATCTATGTCACTACCAAAGCTGACGCTGCTTGCCCTGTGCCTGCCGGTTTTGTCCGCGTGCACAACGCCGCCGCTGCGAACCTGCCCGTCGAACCAACCACCGGAGATCCTGATGCGGCCGCCACCGGAATTACGCTCTCTGCCGTCGCAGGAACCGTCGCCGATAACTACGGAACTTGTCACGCCATCCGCCAGCAGTTAATAGCCCTGCAAGCGTCCATAGCCCCCAAGCCTCGCGCCCAGCAACATGATCAAGCCCAATAGCCTGCGCGCTCATCTCACCGCCGCGTTGCCGGCGTTGCAGGTCGACCCGGACAAGCTGCTGGTGTTCATCGACCGAGGTAGCGTGGTGGCAACGGCAGCACCCGGGCTGTCCTATGAATACCGCTATACGTTAAGCCTGATCCTGACCGACTTTGCCGACGATCCCGACCGGGTCATGGTTCCGCTGATGCAGTGGCTGTCAACTCATCAGAATGAGCTTCTAGCGAGCCCGGCGCTGCGTGAACAAATAGGATTCCAGGCCGATCTGATCGCCAACGATAAGGTCGATCTAGAAATCAGCCTGCCCTTGACCGAGAGGGTCATCGTCAAACAGCGCGAAGATGGCAACTTCGACATCAAACACGCACCCGAGCCTGAGCAGATCTGGTGAACGATCCGCTGGTAGCCCTGGAACAGTGGGCCGCGCCGCTACTTCGCAAACTGGAGCCGGGGCAACGCCGTCGACTGACCCGGACCGTCGCGGTGGAGTTGCGCCGCTCGCAGCAACGCCGCATCACTGTGCAGCAGAATTCGGACGGCAGTGCCTACGCGCCGCGCAAGCACCCACTCCGAAGCAAGGCGGGTCGCGTCAAGCGCAATGCCATGTTCGTGCGCTTGCGCCAAGGCAAGCATCTGCGCCTCATCAGCACCGCCAACGAAGCTAGCGTCGGCTTTGTAGGTCGCGTGGCGCGCATCGCACGCGTTCACCAGGAAGGTCTAAGCGATGTCGTGAACCGCAGCGGCCTGCGCGTGCGCTACGAACGACGCGAATTGCTGGGTTTCACAGAAGCTGATCGCAGCCGCATTCAAGCATTGCTCCTCGAACACTTGACGGACTGATTCAACGCAGTTTGACATCCGCCTGCAGCAATAGCCTGGATACGAGCGCTGTGGCATCCTCCCCTGTTGCGGCCTGAAGCCTATCCTGAGCCTCTCGGGCTTCGCGCTGCAGCAAGACATACAGAGCGCGCCCACCCTCATCAATAATGCATTGCCGGCGCGCTGCCGCAGTTTCGCGGCGTGTGATCTGGGTGCGGGTAGGACCGGGCATTATTGGCTCAGGCGGCTTTTTTGCCAGCTGCGTAAGCAGCTTCCAGCGCTGCCTGTACGGCGGCGCTCGATTCGTCCAGGCCGTGATCGCGTGCAATCTGTCGGACTGCTGCCTGCGTTCCGGCCTGCGGCAGTTTAACTGCGTCGCCGTACATCTCCGTAATGACCCTGCGCACGGATTTATCCCATCGCGTCACGACCGATTCAACTGGCGACCCATCGGCGACTGCGTCAGCCAGGTGTCGGCCCGTGCGACTGTCTAGAAAGTCGCGCACCTGAACTTGATTTATGGCGTATCGCGCGGCCAGCACAGTGCTGGCATGTACCCAGTGCTCGGCGGGATCCAAACCAGCACCACTCAACGTCCCCCAAAATCCCCACGCTTGGTTTTGACTGGAAAGAACGTTCTTCATGAGAAGGGTATCCGGCGGCGGTTAGGTTGAGACAACCTTATATCTAGCTATAATTGTGCGCGAGCCATCCTTGGCTCGCAGACACACGTTGTTAAGGCTAGTTCGCGGCGGCGCGCAAGCGCCCGATCGCCACTTGGTGATAGCCCTCCGCCATTTCCATGCCGATAAAACGGTGGCCCGCCTGGATGGCGGCAACACCGGTCGTAGCACTGCCAGCGAACGGATCGAGAACCGTCGATGCCGGCGGCACAATGCGCATCAGCTGCTCCATGAGTGCCAACGGCTTTCCGACCTGGTGCTGCTTCTCGCGCGCACTGGGATTGATGCTAAACACCCCATCCAGCACCAGCGGGTGCGCCTTGGTATTCATGGGGCCTCGTGACGCCCACACCACGAATTCGGATTGGCTGCGGAAACGCCCTTGCTGCGGCCGGCAACCGCGGGTCTTATCCCACACCACGATGCCTTGCCAGGTCCATCCGGCCACCTGCACGGCGTCCGTCATCGTCGGCAGCATTCGCCAATCGATGAAAGTCAGCAACACGCCGCCAGGTCGAGTGACGCGGTGGCATTCGGCCAACCATTGGCTAGCCCACGCTAGAAAGCCGCGCTGATCGCGGAAGTCGCCTTCGAAATCGGGCAACACTCGCTGCGCATCACTATTAACGTACTTGGTCCCGGTCGGCCGAGCACGCCCGGCCATGGTTTGGGCTCCGGAGCAGTACGGCGGGTCGGTGATTACGGCATCGACGCTGGTGCTATCGAGCCCGCGCAGAATCTGTAGGGCATCGCCGTGATGCAGCGTGTAAGGGGCGGTTTGAGTCGCGGTCATGCATTGCCTCCGTTTCCGCCGCTCTGAGGCGATCGGATTCGGGGTGCATGACCCTCAAGATATTGATGGCCCGACAACGCGGGCATTTGATTTCAAGTTGCTCCGCGCACTGAACGCGGGCTAGCAACTTATGGCAGCTCGAACAACGGAAGTCATTCATTTACGTGGCTCTTGTCGTTCGACATAAGCGTTGCATGTCATGCAGACATCGAGCAGCCATAGCAAGCTGAGAAGCGGCCCTTCTAAACCTTTCCAGGTTGCCATTGCCAAGCGCCACCATGAATCTGAGCGGATCCCCGTGCCGGCATTGCGCATGTTCACCGCCGTCGACCTTTCAAAGCTCCCGCTCCCCGACATCATCGAACAACTCGACTACGAGTTAATTCTGGAAGAGTTACTGGCCGAACTCGTCGCACGCTATCCGGAGTTCAGTGTGCCGGCGGACACCGATCCGGTGCATAAGATTCTGCAGGTCTTCGCTTATCGCGAAACAACCCTGCGACAAGCATTCAATGATCGAGCCAAGGGGTGTTTGCTCGCAACAGCACAGAATGCGGATCTAGATAACCTCGGTGCGCTATTCGATGTCCCACGACTGGTACTGGACCCGGGCGATCCCGCCACTGGCGTTCCTCCCGTTATGGAAAGCAACACCGACTACCGCCGTCGCATCCATCTGGCGCCGGAAGGTTTCAGCGTCGCCGGTCCGGAAGGCGCCTATATCTACCATACTTTGTCCGCTAATCCGGACGTTCTTGACGCCAGCGCCACCAGTCCCCTTCCAGGCGAGGTAGTGGTAACCGTGCTGTCGCGCTTGGCCAACGGCATGCCGAGCGCGGAACTGATCGAGATGGTGAATCAGGCGTTGAGCTCGGAGGCGGTCCGCCCGCTGACCGATCATGTGATCGTACAGGCGGCAAGCATCATTGATTATCAGGTCGACGCGACGATCTACACTTATTCGGGACCGGATGCGGCGGTAGTGTTGGCCGAAGCCCGCCGCCGTCTGCTGCAGTACGTCGACGATGCACGACGACTGGGGAGGGATATCCCCTTGTCCGCCCTGTATTCGATGTTGCATGTTGAGGGCGTGCAGCGGGTGGAGTTGCAAGCGCCCCGAGCGGATTTGGTGCTTGACCGTACGCAGGCAGCGCATTGCACCGATATTGTCATCCGCCATGGTGGCAATGATGAGTAACGGATTGCCGCGTGGCTATCGAACGGTAAGCAATGAGCCATTCGCCGAAGGCGATGGCATGCAGCGTTCGTTCCCGCTGCGCTATGCTGGCTACCGCACCCGGCAAATTTCCAGCGTTACCGCTGTGTATCGCGAAGACTGGCAAGGCCGCGTCCGGCTGTCGCCATTGCCACGCCGAAACTTGCTTTTCCCTTCCGACACTTCGGCACGATGGAGTTTTAACGGTGCCAGCCGTGCGCGGATCGAGAGCGGAATACTGGATCCAGCCGGCAATGCTGGCGCCCGTCGAGTGACGTGCCTTGAAGCGGGCACCAATACCGGCCCTTACTACCGCGGCTTATTGAGCAACCTTGTCGTTGGCCGGGAATACACCTTTCTAATTTGGATGCGTGGCGTTCACGGGGGCGAGCTAGTTCGTGTCGGTCTTGAAAACGGCAGCGTTCCCATCACTCGCGTGACGTTGGGAACACAGTGGCAACTGGTGGCCCATACGGCGCCCTTCCGCGATGCCGGCGCCTATGTCGTCTATCTGGTGGGCCACCAAATAGATGATGCCATCGAGTACGCCTTCGCCGGCGTCTACTTGCCCGGAGATGTCGGCGCGATCATCGCCACCACCGCCGCACCTGCCGAAGTGATCGACTACACGCTGACCGACACAGTCATCGTCACGCTGCCAGCACCCCTTGCAAAGCAAGCGCGTTTGTCTTGGGACGGCCAATTGTATTGGATCGGGCGCGACTCGCTGCTGCCGCCCAATGCCACGCGGCTGGAACACAATTTAGTGAAGGTCGGGGCCCGCATCGGTGATATCCCGACCCCTTTAACCGACCTATGGAATCCGGCCACCTGTCCAGAGAATGTGTTGCCATGGTTGGCGTGGGGTTTATCCGTCGACACTTGGAACAGTGACTGGCCGCTGCACATCCGACGTACGCGCGTCGCCAGCGTCATCCCGATTCAGCAGATCAAAGGTACCGCCAAAAGTGTCCGTGACGTGGTGGAAAGCTTCGGCGGCAACGTTGAGATCGTCGAATGGTGGCAGGAAGACCCGCCGGCGCCAGCGCAGACCTTCAAGTTGACCGTGACGCTTTCCGGCCAGGGCGATTCCGGCGGGTCGTCGCGCTTCGTCGAAGAAGTCATCGCCGAGGTCAACCGGACCAAACCGGTACGCAGCCACTTTACCTTCATCCAA